ATGAGCGTTTCTGTGAATGAAGGGCTGACGCTGGGGGCCGTCAGCGCGATCGTGGAGAGAAAGATCCTCACCGACACGGTGAAGATCTCCCGGCCGGGTGAGCCGGTGTTCAACCCGGACACCGGCGTGTACGAGCCGGGTCCGCCTGTCACGGTGTACGAGGGGCGGGGCGGGGTGTTCCCTGAGGGCGGGCCGGGCATCGTGCTGCATCTGGAAGGACAGGCATACGTGGACGACTCCAAGTCCCGGTACAAGTTGCTCACTCCGCTTGCCGCTCCGGTTGCCTCCCGCGAAGACACGGTGACGATTACGGCCGCCGCCGATCCGGCTGCCGTCGGCCGCACTTGGCGAGTCCTCGATATCGGCGAGACTTCCACGCTTGCCGTCGTGCGTACGACCTGGTTGGACCAGGACACGCAGACGAGCGGCGGCACGTCGTGAGTGCGCCCATCGACACGGAGACGGAGCGGCAACGCCTGGAGGCCGAGGTGCTGGTCGACACCGTGCGCATCACCCGACCGACTGGTACCGCTGATCTGGACGCGGAGACAGGACTGCTCGGCCCGGTGCCCTCGGTTCTCGTCTATGAAGGTCGCGGCGCGGTGCTGTCCGGGCACGGCCAGGTCACCGCACAGCATGTTCTGGGGCGTGAGTGGCTGGACGACACGGTGTCCTGGTACCGGCTCCTCACTCCGATCTCCGCCTCCGTGCCGTCCCGCTATGACCGGGTGGAGGTTGTCGAGGCTGCGGCGGAGCATGCGGCGACTCTGGGGCGGGTGTGGCAGGTCCTTGATCCGTCAGAGGCCTCGACGGTGGAGATCGCGAGGGTTACCCGCCTGGACGAGATCACTCCGCCGTGATCGGGATCGGTCGGTACTGAGAGCCTCCCGTGAGCGATGAGTCGAGGCGGGCGGCGCTCGGAGGAGGGGAAAGCAGGCTGTCCGGCACAGGCCGTACGTTGAGTGGATGACGTTATTGGATAAGGAGAAGCCCGTGTCGGGCTCGGGTCTGCGTCCTGTGAAGGTCACTGCTTCCGGGCGTGGCGCCGTGGTGGAGCTCGAAGGGCACGATGTCTCGCGGCAGGTGGCCGCTTACACGATCAGCCAGAGGGCCAGTGAGGTGCCCGAGGTTGTCGTGTGGCTGGCGGCACATGCTGCCGGGGGCACCGTGTTTGACGGGATGGCCCGTGTGGTGGTCGGTGAGCCGCCGGATCCCGGGCCGGCTGCCGCCGCGTTCCTGGAGGCAATCGATGCCGGTCAGCTGGAGAAGGCGTCGTTGGCCCGGCACGATCTGATGGACGGCGGTCCGCACGAGCTCATCAGGGTCATGCTCGCCCAGCTCAGGGAATGGGCACTCGGCCAGTGGCAGGACGCCAACGAGCCTTCGACGTACGAGGAGTAGCCGGTGGCTTCCGTGCCTCCTGCCCGCCGGACGGCTGGCGCGTCTTCCAACGCTGCTGTGATCGCGGTCCAGTTGGACGCCCGCGCCCTGGGCACTCTGCCTGGGGTGACTGGGGTGGTCCGTCACTACGCGATGCTGCTGGAGACGCGTATCAAGGCCAAGGCGAGCGGGAGGCCGGGCCCGAATGCGCCGACCGGTGACTACCGTCGGTCGTGGACGCATGAGGTGTCGTCGGACGGCGTGTCCGTCACGGCCGTGGTGGGCACCAACAAACCTCAGGCGAGAAGGCTGGAGTTCGGCTTCGTGGGTCCGGACTCGCTGGGGAGGGTCTACAACCAGCCGCCGTTCCCCCATGTCGGCCCGGCCGTGGAGGAGATTCGCCCGCTGTTCGTGGCGACGCTCGGCGAGACGATCGGCGACGGGCCATGAGCGGCGGCGGCAGGTTCAGCCCATATCTGCATCACGCGGTCGTCGAGGGCGTCGACGACGGGGCACTCGGATCGATGGTCGGCCCTTCTCCAGCAGGCCAGGTGGTGTGGGACCGGGCGGGGATGCTTCGGTTCGCCGTGCTCGATATCGAAGCCGACGTGGCAGCTGGCCGTCGCAATGGCGGAAACGAGGAGGAATAGGTATGCCCGTCTCCGGACGGCTTGTGTCGTTGGCGGCGCAGTCCATGCTCGCTACCGCGACGACTCGATCATGTGGATACGGCACTGCGCCGACCGCATCCAGTACGCCTACGGGCGCGGTCATCCCGTACAGCGTGCTGTACCCGCTGGGCATCACCACCTCCGGTCCGGCATACGGTGACGCCGACGCGGACGCGCGGGTCCTGTTCCAGGTCACCTGTGTCGCCTCCACGGCGGAGCAGGCGGAGTGGATGGCTGACAAGGTCCGCGCCGCGGTTCTCGGGCGCACGGCCAAGGGCGAGTTCGTCACGGCGATCGCCATCGCCGGGTGCGCGGTGATCGGCAGGGAGCTGGACAAGGAGGAAGGCGTCACGGTCAGCGGTGGCGTATACAGTTATGTACAGCGGTACGTCCTTACGGTGACCACTCTCGGGTCCTGACGTATCGGCCACCTCACCGCGGAGGCCCTGTCGCGGACGCCCGGCCATACCGGTACGGGCCGTATCCCTCTTTCGCGTCATGCGAGTTGTGGGGGACGGGCCTCCGGTGCACGCTCCTGAGGCTTGTTCCCGGAGAGCGAGAATCAGTGGCCATTACGCAGCAGCGGTACATGCGCCGCGGCGTCACGAAGTTCCTTTTCCTCAAGGCCGTCAGGGCGGACGACAACGTCCCCGTGCGGCCAGAGCTGGTCAGTCCCAACGCCACCGAGCTGTCAGCGGCCATCAGCGACATCGAGGGCTGGGCGCTGGAGAACACCGCGATCGATACCCCGGACATGGCGAGCGAGTTCACGTCGAACATCCCGGGCGAGGACAAGGCCGACAACAGCTCGCTGACCTTCTACGAGGACAAGGTCGACGACACGCTGGAGTCTCTCCTGTCCAAGGGCGTGGAGGGGTACGTCGTCATCTTCCGCAAGGGCGACATCCCAGGCAGCAAGTCCATGGACATCTTCCCCGTCCGGGTCGGCAGCCGTGCGGCTGCCTTCACGGCGAGCGCGGAGCCCGCGAAGTTCAAGGTCAGCTTCGCCATCACCGCCGAGCCCACCCTCGACGCCGCCATCCCGGCCGCGGCCTGACCCGAGGGGATTCCACATGACCACGACCACGAGACACGAACCGCCCGCGCAGGCCGTAGCGCGGGATGCGCACTGGTCGGCGAAGATGGCCCGGCTGAGGGCCCGGAAGCTGCCCCAGCGGCCGGTGACGTTCGTCGACGATCCCCGGCTGAAGACCGCCGTCAGCGAAGCGGCGCTGCAACTCGCCAAGGCCCGCACCACCGCCTCTGCGGAGTCGATCGAGCAGGGTGTGGCGGAGGAGGCGCGGGAGCAGTGGGTCCAGGTGCACCCGAACGTGCTTGCTGCCCTCTCTGCGGTGGAGTCTGCTGAGAGTGCGCTGGAGGAAGGGACGATCCGGCTCGTCTTCCGGGCTCTGCCCCGGCCGGTGTGGGCGGACCTGCTGGGTGAGCATCCGCCGACCGAGGCCCAGGCGGACATGGGGCACGAGTACAACGTCGAGAGTTTCCCCGCGGCGTTGATCGCCGCTTGCTCGGTGGACGGTATGGAGGAGAGCGAAGCGCAGGAGCTTCTTGACGAGTGGTCCGATGCGGAAGCCAAGGCGCTGTTCACCGCCGCTCTCCTGCCCAACCAGACGCTGCGGGCCGACCTGGGAAAAGGCTGACGGATGATCCGGGCTTCCGGGCGGAGATGGAGCTGTGCGCTCAGTACGGCATCCCGCACAGCCAGTTCACGGGGGCCGGCGAGGGGCGCTGGTCGGCCCTGGACCGGGCGAAGGCCCTGGCGTGGCTGGCGTACGCGCGCGCGGTGTGCGGCAGCTGCGGAACCCGGGCCGGTGAGTGGGATGAGGCGCACGGCGGGGACCGGTTCGCCTACATCCCGGAGACGACGCGCTGCCCGGGGTGCGAGCTGATCGAGATGGAGCGGGACCAGGTGCCGGAGGGTCCGGACGGGCGCGGGGTGAAGATCGGGCTTCGGCCCCGGAAGGACACGTAGCCGTGGCCGGCGCCTACAACCTGTACGTCAACATGATGGCCAACTTCGGTAACCTGACGAGTGGTCTGCGCACGGGAGCGACCCAGCTCCGCGCGTTCGACGGGCAACTCGGCGGTGTCAACAACCGGTTGAACCAGGTCCAGAACGCCACCCGGCAGCTCGCTCGTGCGCAAGCTGAGGCTTCGGCGCAGATGGTGCGTTCTCAGGCGCAGGTCACGCAGGCTGCGCAGCGTGCCGCCCGGGCCCAGCAGATAGCCGCCCGCGCGCAAGCGGTGGCCGCCCAGGCGGCGGCCCGCGCGCAGGCCGCTGCCGCGGCTCAGGCGGTGGCGGGGGAGCGTGCCGCCCGCGCGCAGGCGCTCGCGCAGACGATGGCGGCGCGGGCCGCCGCCGCCACCGGCCGGGGCACAGCGGCCGCAGCGCGCACGGCGGCCGTCGCCCAGACGGCGGCGGCCCGCGCGGCACAGGACCATGCGGCGGCGCAGACCAGGACAACGGCCGTGCAGGCGGCAGCGGCCCGCGCCGCCGGCGTCGTTGCGGCCTCGGAGGTCCGTGCCCGCAACGCGGTGGCGGCGCGCGACGAAGCCCAGCTCGCCGCCGCCCGCAATGCGGCGGTCTCGGCGCAGCGCACCGCCCGGGCCGAAACCGGGCTCGCTGCAGCCCGTCACCAGCGCGCCGTCTCCCTCGCGCAGAGTGGGCTGATCATCAGCGCCGTCCTCGGCGTCGGTGTCGCCAAGGCCATCGCCCTGGAAAAGGCGATGGCGAACGTCATGACGATCAGCCGGCAGATCACCGGCGACACTGTCGGCCGGTTCACCGACCAGATCGTCGAACTGTCCACCGAGCTGCCGCAGACCGCCGAACAGCTTGCCGACGGCCTCTACCAGGTCGTCAGCACGGGCTTCGACGGCGCCGAGGCGATGACGATCCTCGAGGTCGCGGCCAGAGGAGCGGCGGCCGGCCTGACCACCTCCGAGGTAAGTGCCCGCGCACTGCTGGGAGTTCTCAAGGCGTACGGCCTCGAAGCTTCCGACGCGGCCGACGTCATGGACGTCATGTTCCAGACCGTCAACCTCGGCGTGATCAGCTATGAGGAACTGGCGCAGCAACTCGGTGACGTGGTGCCGATGGCGGCGGCGGCCGGCGTGGAGTTCGACGACCTCTCCTCGGCGCTGGCTGCGATCACTCTGTCCGGCATCCCCGCCGCCGAGTCCGCGACGGCGCTGAACATGCTGATGACACGGCTGATGAAGCCGACCCGGGAACTCAAGGAGGAAATCCGGGAACTGGGCTACGAGTCGGCAGCATCCGCAGTCCAGCAGGACGGCCTGTACGTCGTGGTCAACAAGCTGAACCAGTCCACGGGCGGCTCGGCGGAGAACCTGGCGAACCTGTGGCGCGACATCCGGGCGACGCGTGCCGCACTGGCGCTCGCGGCGGCGGACGGCCACAACTACGCCGACACCTACGCGGGCATCGCCAACGAAGTCGAGCGTGCCGGAGCCACACAGCGGGCCTACGACATCCAGATGGACACCACCGCCGGGCAGTGGCAGCTGTTCGCTAACCAGGCCCGCGCGGTGGGCATCGACCTCGGCCGCGCCCTGCTGCCCGCGCTGCAGGCCGTCGGTGAAACCCTGAACGTGTTCGCCGGGACGGTCAATGACCTCCCCGGGCCGGTCAAGTCCCTGGCAGCAGGGCTGGCCGTCCTCGTGGCCACCACTCTGATCGCACGGGCCGCGTTCGCGAAGCTGAGCCTCCAAGTCACCGGATTCCGCAACAACTTGGCCATGACCCGGGCCGGCGGTGCGCTGTTGCCGACCGTCCTGTCCGGGGCGGGCCTGGCGGTGTCCGGGCTGACCGCGCTGCTGGCGGTCGGCACCCTCGGATACGCCGCGTACACGGCGTCCAAGCAGGAGGCGAAGGACGCGACGGACGAACTCGTCGCAGCGTTGCAGGCGGAGGGCGAGCAGCAGGGAAGTGGTCTGGCCCTGCGCAAGCTCGTCGAGCAGATCACCGGCGGGGACGACCTCGACACCCTCAAGGACGCCGGGGTGGACATCAACGATGCCGTCGACGCGATCACCTCGGGCGGAGTGAAACTGTCCGCGCTCAAGATGAGGCTCGATCAGGACGCTCTGGAGTACAACCGGAAGGTCCTTAGCGGGGATGAGCCCGGTGGCGTCGAGAACGTCACCCGGTTCTCCGAGGCGAAGAAGGCGCTCGATGACCGGCGCGGGATCTGGAACCAGTCCATCAAGGACTACCAGGAGCGCCTGGAGCAGGAACGCATCATCGCCGCGAAGATCAAGCAGCAGGCCACCAGCAGCACGGCGTGGAACCTGGACCAGCTGATCCCCCTCGACAAGAACGGTGCCCCTCAGTACACGGACGACATGAAGGCCCTGGCCACCGCGGTCGGGGACGCGGTCGATCCGTCGAGGGCGTTCAAGGACGCGCAGAGCCAGGCCGGTGAGGCGATGCGCAAGGCGGGCAAGGATGCCGACGACGCGAAGGTGTCGCTGCGCGACTACATGAAGGAACTGCGCGCCCAGGCCAAGGCGCAGCGCGACTTCCAGTCGAACCTGTCCGAGTTGGCCATCGCGGGCTACGGCGACCTGACCGGACACTTCGCCGAGTTGGGGGTCGACTCGGCGCCGATGCTCGCCGAGCTCGTCAGGAACCTGAAGGCCGGGAAGACGCAGATCGCCGACGAGATGCAGGCGATCGTCACCGAGGACGCAGAGCGGTCCACCGAGGCGTACAAGCAGGGGCTGGACCTGCTGCCCGCGATCGCCGCCCAGTACGGGGAGAAGATCGCCCGCGAGTGGGCGAAGGCCTCCGAGACGAACGACCCGGCCGCGTTCGCGCGGGTCACTTCGAAGATGGCGTTCAGCCAGCTCGGCGAGGCCGCGAAGGCCGGCTCTGCTGATGCGCGCCAAGAACTGGAACGCGGGATGGAACTGATCGCGGAGGTCGCCCGACGCAAGGGCAAGGACTCGGCCGCCGCGTTCAAGAACGCCCTCCTCGACGGCCGCGTCGAGGAGGCCATGGGCACCCTGCAGTCGATCTGGGGCGCTGACGCGCAGGTGAAGGCCCCCGACCTGGCTCGTGTGGTCGGCGCCTTCCGTACAGCGGGTCTGAACGCCCGGGACTCCTGGGCGGGGATGCTCGACCTGGTCACGGTCGTGTCGAAGGAGAAGGGTTCGCAGGCCGCCGCGTCGCTGACGTCCGCTCTGCTGTCCGGAGACATGGCCGCGGTCCGAACCCAGCTCGACGCCATCGGGGTCTCGGTGCAGAACATCCCCGGCAGCAAGACCGTCACCGTCAGCGTGAGAGCGAACCAGCCGCCGCCCGTGGTCGTGCCGCTCATCATCCAGCGCCAGGCATCGTCGTGGGACCGCGACGCCAACGGTGTCCCCGACTCGATCCAAGCACCCACCCGGCAGGCCAACGGCTCCGTCCTCGACTTCTACGCCGACGGCGGCGTACGCGAGCGCGAGAACCACGTCGCGCAGATCGCCCGGGCCGGCTCATGGCGGGTGTGGGCCGAGGAAGCCGCAGGACCGGAGGCATACATCCCGCTCGCCCACAATAAGCGCGCCCGCTCCCGGGCGATCACCACGGAGGTCGTACGGCGCCTCGGCGGCAAGGACGTCGACTGGTACGCCGACGGCGGGCTGTCGGGCTGGACATACAGTCCCGCCGACCGCCCGGAGCTGACCTCCCTCTCGTCGATCCGCTCGGACTCGACGCGCACGGTCAAACGCGGGGGCAAGGAGGTCGAGATCTTCGACCTGGCCTTGTTCGAGAAGAACCTCGACGAGGCGTCGAAGAAGGCCGCGGCCTGGCGCAAGAACCTCGCGACCGTGGCCCGGCGCGCGGGGCAGGATGTCGCCGAGGCCCTGGAGACCATGGGCGAGGACGGCGTGGAGCTGACCCGCAAGATGGCCACCGGCAGCTCCCGCTACGTCCAGGAGATGACGAGCGACCTGGAACGCCTGGGCGCGGTCGCGAAGGCCACCCTGGGCGACTTCACCGCCCAGTTGAAGGACGCGGCCAAGGATCAACAGGCTTTCGAGGCGAACCTCGCGAAGCTGTCGGCGCTGGGCTACACGGACCTGGCCGGCGTGCTCGCCGAGCAGGGCGACACGGACGCCGAAACCCTTGCCGCCGAGGCCGTGAAGTCCCGGAAGAAGGCGAAGTCCGCCAATGACGCGGCGAAGTCCGCGAACAAGACTCTGCCCGACGGGGACCTCCCCGACCTGGTGGCGGTCATCGGAGCGATCAAGACGTCGAAGACCGGCCTCCACGACGTCGCCGAGGCCACCGAACTGGACGAGGACCGCGTCATCGAGATCGCCACCCTGGGACGGGCCCGGATCAAGAACGCTCTCGGCGGCAAGTCGAGACGGTTCCTGTCCGACCTGGACAAAGCCACCAAGGGCCTCGCCTATCTCAACGGAGGCATCCTCACCCCCGGCATCTACGCCACCAGCAACGGCATCGTGCGGTTCGCCGAACCCGCCACCCAGGGGGAGGCGTTCGTCCCCCTCGGCCAGGCCCAGCGCCGCCCGGCCACCGCGGTCCTCAGCGACGTAGCCGGACGCTTCGGCTACCAGCTCACCCCCGCAGGCGTCACCGGACCCCTCCAACTGGTCGATGCCCGCCCGCAGTCCAGCGTGCAGGTCGTGATCGTCCGCGAGGAGCGGCCCGCCGCACTCGTCGGATCCATGCCCGTAACCGTCAACGGCGGCGCCGACACCACGTCAGCAAACCGCGTCGGCACGGAGATCATGCGGCGGCTGCGCAACGCCCAACGAGGAGGCCGCATCTGATGGCGACGATCACGCAGGAGTGGCAGGTCGACTTCGCGGGAGTCCTTATGGGCCCCGGAACGCGTTACCCCGTCGGTGACATCACCGGCTTCGGCACGCCCAAAGTCCGTTCCCAGGATGTCGAGTTGCCGACCGAGGACGGCGCCTTCCCGGGCGTGGACTACTACGGCACCCAGACGGTGACGATCGAGGCCGGCATCCGCACGCCGGGCGATCCCGGGGCCGCTGCCGATGCCCTGGCTGAGCTGAAGCGTGCCGCGTCGGACCCCACGACGCGCAAGACCGCAGGGGCGTTGCAGACACTGCGCGTGTTCTGGCCGGGCCACGCCGGGCCCAAGCGTGTGCTGGGAAGGATTCGCGACGTCGAGCCGGTGTCCATGGCACAGGCTGTCTTCGGCTGGATCCCGTTGAACCTGGTCTTCGAAGTGACCGACCCGGTGTGGCACGGAGAACCCGAGCAGCAGGTCATCCTGCCGCTCGCGCTCGACGACGACCAAGGAGGATTCACCGTTCCCGTGACCGCACCGGTCACGACCGGCGTCTCCAATCCTGTGGAGCGTCCCGGCTGGATCGCCAACGCCGGTGACCTGGCCGCCTGGCCCTCCTTGAGGATCAAGGGCCCGGTGGTGAACCCGCGTATCTGGATCACCGAGACCGGGCGGGCCCTGGACCTGTCGCTGACGCTCGGCGACAACGACATCCTCCAGATCGACACGCGCCCCGGAACACGCTGGGTCCTGCGCAACGGCGGCAACGCCGCCACCGCCCTGTCCTCCACCTCCCGCCTCGACCTGTTCCAGATCCCGCCAGGCAGGAGCGAACTGCGGTGGACCGGCGCGGACTACACCAACTCCACCCGCCTCACGGTGTCGTGGCGCGACGCCCACACCGCCCTGTGAAGGAGAGCACTCCCAGATGGCCTTGATACAGCCGCCCATGCTGACGCACGGCGGTACCCACCCCGCGCGTGCCTTCCGGATGATGATCCGCGACCTCGCGTCCGGGAACCAGGGCGTGACCGAAGGAAACGACCTGAAGGTCAGCGCGTGGGCGACGCCTGGTGCCGGCGTCCGCGTCGGCGACGGCTCGGCCGTCGTACGAGGGGCCGCCTGGGGCCAAGGCTCGTACACCCAGTACAACGTGGGCGACGCCTCCGTGCCGATTGCCCCCACCGGTGCTTCGGCCCGGTCCGACTTCGTATGCCTGCGCGTGGAGGATCCCGAGTACGAAGGCAACCGGAACCCGGCCGCCGACGACATCGGCTACTTCCACGTCGTGTCCGGCGTCTCCGCCTCGGCCAAGACAGTCCCGGCCGGAATGACGGCCATCCCGCTCGCCCGGCTCGATCTGCCGGCGAACACGGCCACGGTCACCAGCGCCATGATCACCGACCTGCGGCAGATCGCGAACCCGCGCCGTGAACGCACCCTCCACACCGCCTACCCTGGCTCACTCAGCCGCCTCGTCGCGCAGAACGGCCAGTGGTACAACTGGCCGGCGGCAGCCCGCTGGAAGGTCCCCATCCCGAGCTGGGCGACCGGCGCCAAGCTGGTGGTGACCCTCGCGGGCCTGCGCCTGTCGGAGGCCGACGTCTTCGCCAACATGCAGACCGCCCTGGGCACCGACTACGGGCAGAGCACCGCCATCGACGACGACCAGGGCGCCAACATCCGCCGCAACACCGTCGTCCTCGCCGACACCATCACGCTCTCCACCGCCCTGCGCGGCACCACCCAGGACCTGTACGTGCGCACCCAGCCCTCGAAAGCCGAGTGGGGCAACCTCGGCGTCGACGCGGCGACGTCGCTCATCGCCGATGTGGAGTTCACCGAAGGCCTCCTCTGACACGACACCGGCAGCACCAGACCATGGCGCGGGGGAGAACAAGGAACGCGCCCGATGGCGTCGCCGTCGTACCGCTATCTCACCACCGACGCACTCACCAACAAGGTCCTCGCCTGGGACCTGCCGCTGACCGGCGTCGAGTTCGGACCCGCCCTGTCGGCGACCGGAAGCCTCACCGGCGCTGTCGAACCCCGCCTGGCACATCTCGTCCGCTCCCAGCTCGACCCCGGCAACACCAAGATCTACGCCGAGCGTGACGGCAGGCTGCTGTGGGGCGGCCTGATCTGGCGAGCCGACCCCGAAGGCCAGCAGCTGAACATCGAGGCATCCGGCTGGGGTTCCTACCCCTACCGGCGCTACGACGTCCACGGCCAGCTCAACGCACGCGGCCCCTATACCCATGCGGACCCGTGCGACGTCATCCGCGACGTGTGGGCGTACTGCCAGGAGACGCCGGACGGTCGGCTCGGCATCCAGGTCGACGACACCACCTCGAAGGTCACCGTCGGCACCCCGGCGGACCCCTACCGGATCGACTGGTGGGACACCCCTTCACTCGGTGACGTCGTCGCGGACATGGCCGCCGTCGAAGGCGGCCCCGAGTGGACCGAGGAAGCCGCCTGGCACAACGGCACCCCCCAGGGCCGCATCCGCATCGGCTGGCCCCGCCTCGGCCGCCGCCGCACCGACATCCACTTCGAATCCGGCGTCAACATCGTCAAGGCGGTCCCCGTCGAATACGACGCCGACAACCTCGCCCAGGTCGTCATCGCCCTCGGCGCCGGCGAAGGCCGCAACCGGCGCCGCGCCGTCGACGCCGTACGCGACGGACGGCTGCGCCTGGAACACCTCCTCGAGGTACCGGGGGAGAAGGCGAACGACCGGCTGGCCGCCCGCGCCCGCCAGGAACGCGTCTCCCGCCAGGTCATCGGCGAGGTCACCGAGATCACCGTCCGCGACCACCCCGCGGCGCGCTACGGGGCCTGGCAGACCGGTGACGACGTACGGGTCCGCGTCCATGACCAGTGGACCGACGTCGACGCCTGGTGCCGCATCGTCGGCTGGCAGATCCGGCCCGCCTCCGGCGAGGACCCCGAGCAGGCCGTCCTCCAGCTCCAGCGCGCAGACCGCTTCACCTACGGCGGAGGCACCACATGAGCAGTGACATCGCCCGCTTGGCCGCCCGCGTCGCCGTCCTCGAACGGCAGCTGGCGCGCACGACCCGCACCGCACGCCTGGCGTACTCGTCGATCGAGAACGGGGCGGTCGAAGTCTTCGACGAGGACGGCTCACTGCGCGCGATCGTCGGCCAGCAGCCCGACGGGACAAGCGGCGTCATCGCCGTCAACGGCCCGCCGCCACCGACTCCGGTGGCCCCGGCGGTGGCCCCGGTCCTCGGGGGGATCGCCGTGAGCTGGGCCGGCGCGTTCACCGACGCCGCGGCCGTGCCGCTGGATTGGGCACGCCTGGAGATCCATGGTGCCGCCGTGAACGGCTTCGAACCCACCCCGGCGACGCTACGTGCCACCCTGGAATCCCCCCAGGGCGGCACTGTACTCGTCCCGGCCGATCAGCCGCTGTACGTCGGGCTGGTCGCCCGCTCGACCTCTGGCACCGCCTCCGCGCCGTCCGGGCAGACCGGGCCCGTCGGACCTGCGGCGGTCGTGGCCGACGAGGTCTTGGACGGCATCGTGGACGAACTCGCCCTCGCCGAGGCCGCTGTGACCCGCAACAAGATCGCCGTGGGCGCGGTCGACGCCGACCGCATGGCCATCGGGACCGGCAACCTGCTTCCCGACGCCAGCTTTGAAGGCCCGTACACCGACAGCCTGATCGAAGAGAACGACGACTGGTCCACCGACGGCCCCGGCAACGCCTCGGTCCGCTGCCTGCGGGTGAACGCCGCTGCACCGCAGCAGACGACCCGCAGCCTGCTGGTGATGACCCTGCCCGCCCTGCCGGGCGAGCGGTTCTTCCTCGCGGTCGACTACAAGACGTCCGCCGACTGGACCGGCTCGGCCGCCAAGTTCTACCTGCGCTGGCTCGACGGCACCGGGGCCACCCTCGGCTTCGGTGTGATTCAGACACCCTCCACCCCGGCCACCGGATGGACGCGCATCAGCGGCCAGGTCCGGGCCCCCGCGAACACCGTCAACGCCACCGTGTGGCTGGAGACGTATCAATCCTCCGCAGGCCAGGTCTACTTCGACAACGCGGAGATCCGCACCGTCGTCATCGCCGGCGTCATCCTCGCCGGATCGATCGGCACACCCGAACTCGCCGCTGACTCCATAGTCGCCGAAAAAGTCGTCGCCCAGACCCTCACCGGCCGGGAGATCAAGTTCGCCTCCATCACCGGCGACCACCTGGAGGTGAACTCCGCCCGGCTCGCCCTGCTCACCGCCGGAGTGATCAACGCCAGCATGCTGGACGCCGATGCCATCAACGGCAAGACGATCAAGGGCGCCGTCATCACCGGCGGAGTACTGCGAACTGCCGCGACCGGCCAGCGTGTCGTCATCAGCCCCGGAAACACGAACCCGGAGACTGGATCGATCGAGTTCTACTCCGGCAGCGCCAACGAGGCGGCCCCGGCCGAACTCAGCACCGCCATCGCCTACGGCTCAGATGGCCCCGTCACCTACGAAATCCCCAGCGTCGCACTCAGCGCCCCCAGGGTGAACGGCTCGGCGCAGGAGACGGGCCTGTTCCTCCAAGGGCACGTCCCCGGCTATGCGGGTTCAGTCTTCAACCTGTACGCCAACGAGTTGAGCGGCAACGGAGTGGCGTACATCAACGGCTACGGGGCCGACACCGCTGCTGCGGGTTCCTCCATCGAGCTGCACGTCCGGGACGCCCCGCCCGGCTCGGCCCGGTCAACCGCCAAACTCACCTCCAGCGGATTCGCCCTAGACGGTGACCTCAGCGTCTACGGCAAATCCCAGGGGCGTGGATTTGTTGCACAGAAGACACTATCCGTGAACGTTACATTCTCCAGCACGGAGACGTCCCTCATCACCACCGGCAGTATCACGTTCAAGAATGGCCGTGCTTACCGTGTCACCCTCTGGGGGCTGCACGGTGCGGCCAGCGACAGTTATGCGCTGTACCGAATTCGCAAGAACACCGTTTCCGGAACGATCTACAAGGACCAGATCCGCGTCAACAACCTGCAAGCCTCCACAGCGAACGCAGCCCTTTCCGTCCAGACCATCCTGACCAACACCACGGGCAGCGACGTCACAGCCGCACTGTGCTGGACCGGAACTCAAGGCGGAGTCGCACAGACGTGGACGCTCGCCGCCAGCAGCAGCAACGTCGCCTACCTCCTGGTGGAGGACTGCGGCTCCACCGACGACTACACCGGCCAGGCCATCTTGTGATTGGTCCCAGCATCCTGCATCCCATGAGCAGCGCCGCGCTCGGCTGCGAAGAATAGGCACCAGTGGTGCTTGCACTTCGGTGGCGCGGCGCCGAACCCGACTTGTCAGCCCCGCTTAGGGATTGCCAGCCAAGGCTTCTACCACTCGTTGTCGTTGCCTGCTGCGATCCATAGCACCTGAGAGGCGAGGCGGTTTAGATCATCGCTATGTCTTTCACTCGCGAATTCGTCAGCCGGTTCCAGGTGAGGTAGCTGTCGGCGAATCACTGCTGCGACCTGCTCGGTGGGGAACCACTCGGGTAGTTCGTTAATTTGGCAGGAGGCACCAGAGTATTGCCATGTTTCCCGATCCCGTTGCTCGCTCCATTGTGCTATGCCGTCGAGCATAACCGGTAGTAGTCCCGCATCATGGTCAATCGCGGTTACCAACGTATTTCGCACTGCTGCAATGCTACTGAATTCGGCTGTCATAGAAAGGAGTCGCCGCGTGTGAGCCTTGTTGTCCACCCAAACATCAGGAACTTTCCAAGTCTCGGCTAGCAGCAATCGCATTGCCTCCATGCGTGCTTCTTCCTGCAAGCTGTCCCTTTCGGAACTCTTGGCCGTGAGCATGAGATGCCGGAGAAGAGCAACGGCGCAGCAGAGAGGCCGAAGTTCAGCGGCCTGCTGAATCAGAAAGCGATAGGTTTCATCATCGACGTTGCGGGCTACTCGCGAAGCGTGCCGCGCGGTCGATTCGAGCCCAACCCCCAAAAGTGATTGGATTTCAGGCAAGCCCGATACCAAATGCATTCCATCCACCAGCCGGGTGTACAGCTCGGAATTATAGGGGCGGTGAGTCACCCTTACCCATGGCCCCGTCAGATCGAGGAGTTCGCGGTGTTCCCGGGCAGCACGCTGTTGTTCTGTCTCCTCCGGCTCTGTCATGACCTCTCGTTCGGGAGGCATGGGCGCTTCATCGCCGCGCCATGCGGCACTCAATGCTTGCGAAGCCCGTTGCAATTCGGCGACCGCTTCGGGCCAAACTTCGTCATCCTGGATCGGTGGGTGTCCTGGCCAACGTCCAGCAGCGGCGATTAGCTTCCCAGCTTGGGCCTCAACCCAATTGCACCAGGGTGCTAGCTGCTTAGCGGCAGCAGCGACTGCATGAAGCTCCGCCACCAAATTGGCGGCCAGGGGTTCCAAGGCCGCCACGTTCTCGCTCAGGGCTGCCTCTAGCGCCTCTCGGTATGGCTTGGTCTCCATCATGGAGGGCTCTACCTGTAGGCGCTCGCCGTCGGCGTCATAGACAGGCATTGACCTGGTCGTGCGCTCGCGCAGAGCTTGCCAAGCCTGAGCCGCCTCGCGAGGGACACGCCGCTGCTGGCTTCCGGTGGCCACCATCAGCCCGACACAGCGTGCCGCTGCCACAACTGTTGTCGCACCAGCGGTAGCAACGCCCACCTGATGCGGGTCAAAGGACGCGGCAGATGCCTCCGCCGCTTCCGCGTCGTCCAGCGGCCAAGCCCGTTGGATCTCTGCGTACTCGTCAAGCTGAGCCTGTTTCCACTCCCGCAGCGTCTCCGCTGGAAAGTGCTCGGGGGTGACATCGACTTCGGAAGCATGCTCGACACACAGCAACAGCAAGTTGTCCTCGCTGCGGTTCTCCTCCTCAGGCATTTCCGGCGCCCAGCGCGGCCCACCTTCACTACGTGCATGGATGTGCGCAACACGGCTGTTGAGGATGCGCTCGCCAGTCTCGTTGTTCTGCCGGTACAACGGCCGACTGCACGACGGCTCGCCGCAGCGAAACGCGGTGCCGTACAGCTGTTTCACGGTCCCGTCCGTCGGCTTCAGATGCACGATCGAGGGACGACGCTTAGATCCGCTATCTGCCACCCAAGCATTGTCCCCGACCACGGACCAGAGCGGCTCCAGACGGTCTCCCAGCTGATCCGACACAATCCACGGCGACCTCACTGCAATCCCGGGGTATGCCGCGTCTCATAGACTGATCTTCAGCGGCGCGGGGCTGCCGAAGGGAGCGCGGTGACCTCGCCGCCGGGACAGGACCCCACGCCGTGGGAACTGCTGCGGGCCATGCAACAGATGCGCGACGACCTGCGCGCCGACTTCGCTGCCTTCAGCGCGCGGCTCGCCGAGATGGTGACGAAGATCCAGTACGACGCCGACCGGCGGACTGACGAGGTACGGATCAAAGCTGTCGAGGACGACGTCGCTCAGTTGCGGCGCGAGCGTGAGACGGAGCGCCAAGAGGCACGCGGCGTACGGCGGTTGGCTCTTACCGCCCTCGTGGCCCCGGTCGTGGTGGGAGTGATCGTCGCGATCGTGACCGGCAAGCTCGGACTGTAGGCTCGGAACAGCAGGCGCGGGGGAGAACAAGGAACGCGCCATGCCTGATCTCTGGCTGCCTGGAGTTGAGCGGCACCCGCTCAGCGACACCGCACCCACCGACACGCAGTACGACCCACGCGTCATCTGGCACATCACGTGGGACAAGAACGCCACGGCGGCCAAGCCCGCCGATCTCGTGGCATTCGACAGGCTCGTGCAGTACTTCACCGGCGGCGGCAAGGGCGTCGCGCCGCATCTGCTTTGGGATCCCTTCACGGGCAGGACCGCCCAGTTCTACCCGGCGAACAGCCGGTCCAAGTCGGTCGTCGACACGGCCGGCGGCACCCGGACCAACCGCACTGGGAAGGTGTGTCTCCAAGTCGAGACGGTGTTCTTCCCGTACTGCCGCGTGAACGGGACGTCGTACGCGACCGTGCGGGACACCCCGGCCAAGGGACTCGACAAGATCCTGGCCTGGGCGCGGAGTTGGGGGGTGCCGGACGCCTGGCCGATGGGTGCCCCGACCTGGAAGGCGAACCGCAGCGAGCACACCTGGGAGACGGAGGGCGGGCACTACGGCCACGGCCAGACGCCCGAGAACACGCACACGGATCCGGGCCCGATGCCGAAGTGGCCGACCACCATGTCGACGACGCCCAAGCCGGGCCCGCCGGCGTTCCCCGGCCGAAGCGCCTTCGGACCCGGCAAGTCGAACACTTCGATTCTCCTGCTGGGCCAGCAGCTCGTGCGCAAGGGCCACGGCAAGCACTACCGCGTCGGCCCGTCCCGCGGCTGGGGTGAGGCGGACCGCCTCAACGTCGTCGACTTCCAGCACGCCCAGAAGTGGACCGGATCCGACGCCGACGGCTACCCCGGGCCGGAGACCTGGCGCCGACTCTTCGCCTGATCCCGCTGACCAGCCCAAGGAGCACACGTCCCAATGAACCTCTACGCCTCGCTGCTGCGCACGGGAGTTCCGGCTGCGGTCGGCTGGCTCGTCGCGGTGGCCTTCCGCCACGGACTCGATCTCGACGCCACGGCCGTCACGGGAGTCCTGACCCCGGTCGCCACCTTCTCCTACTACGGCGTCTTCCGGCTCGCCGAGGAGCATCTGTCGCCTCGGTTCGGCTGGCTGCTCGGCTACGCCCGTCCGCCGAAGTACGAGAATACGACGCTCACTTTGCCGCGTACCTGACCCACGATCAGATGTGGTGACGTCGAGCGGCCGAGAGTCCAGCATGGAAATGGAAGAAGACCCCCGTCTCTCGACGGGGGTCTTCGACCTCTTGGAGAACTCCACCCTATCGCCTCTTCGGCGAGGTCGGACTCTGCTTCCCCGTTGGTTACAATCTATATGCAGACGTGACGTGAGCTGGAGGCGATGGAGTGGCAGAGGACAAGGCGCCGGCGGGAAGGAAGCCGTATCTGGCCGGCGGAGCTGAGTTCGCCTCGCTGTACGACGTGAAGCGGCTCCAGGTCAGCCAGTGGATCAGCAGGGACCACACCCTCGACTACCGCTACGCCAAGATCATCAGCGGATCGCCGTACTGGCTCCTCCAGTTCGTGAAGGGCTTCGGAGAGACGACCCCGCGCCCGAAGCACCTCAATCAGACGGAGCTTGAGCGGCTGACCAAGGAGCAGGACCCGGGCTACTGGGTGAGGGAGGTTGAGCAACTCCCCCCGCTGGTGGGGCAGGCCGAGTTGGTGACTCTGTTCCGGCTTCCGTCCGGCGCGCTCCTGCGGAAGGCCATCAGTACGGGCCGGTTCCGGCCCGCCGACTACAACCTGTCCGGATCACCGATCTGGCTCCTGGAGCCGGTCGTTGCAGACGCACCCGCGCTACAGGCGGGTGCGCGTGGAGTGGACTGGGTGGCCGATGAGGAAGTCTTGGCGGCTCTGCGTGACGGCAGCTATGACGGGCCCGGATCCAGGATCGTGCCGCGAGGCAAGGCGGCGAACAAGACCGCCGAATAGTCGCAGGTCAGAGGCTTTCGGGCCTTGATCTAACCCCTGTATGCATATAGAATGGAAGCGTGTTCAAAGGGGTGCGTTCCATTCGTTGAAGGGGGGGTTGTGCAGCGATCCAGGGGGCCACCGGAGGGTGGCCGGCGGTGTTGTCGATCGACAATCCTCCCGTCCAGAGATAGATTCCAACACTCCAAAGTGTTTGGTCTATCTCTGAGAGGGGAGCCTTGCTGATCGAACAGCCGCCGTTGTTCGGCACCATCCAGCCCGTTCGCCACCCCGCCGATGTCGGCAGCCTGACCATCCAGCAGCGATTCGAGGCGTTCCACTCGCTCAACCCCTGGGTTCTCAGGGCGCTGATCCGGATGACCGCCGACTGTGCGGAGAAGGGGTTCGGCCGCATCGGCATCGGGATGCTCTTCGAGCTCCTGCGCTACCAGTACGGCGCGGCGACCCGAGGCGACGAGTTCGCGCTGAACAACGACTACCGCTCCCGGTACGTACGGCTCCTGCTGGCCGAACACCCGGAGTGGGCAGCCCTCTTCGAAGTCCGGGCCCTGCGCACGGACTGACCACGACCTCTTGGAGCCAGATCGTGAATGCACCAGCGGGCACCGCAATGCCGCCCGCAGTCCAACTCAAAACACGCAAGCCGACAGGGATCGTCCCATGGCCCCTCCTCCTCATTGAGGGCGAGGAGGGCGCCGGCAAAACCTACTCAGCCGCGCAGTTCTCCAGCAGCGACCGCATCGGCCAGATGTATTGGATCGACCTCGACGAGGGATCGGCCGACGAGTACGCGGCCATCGAGGGCGCCAACTATCTGATCATCGAGCACGACGGCACCTACCGAGACATTCTCGAACAGGTTGAGGCCGTGCATGCCGAGGCAAGGCGCGCGGCGGCAGCCGGAGAGCCCCCGGTCGTCCTGACCATCGACTCGGGATCCGCCCTCTGGCGGATGCTCACCAACTGGACCTACGAACGCGGTCGCCGGACGCGCAAGAACCGCGCCCTGCTCCAGGAGGACCCAGACGCCGCGTTCGACATCGGCCGGAATCTGTGGAACGACGCCACGGAGCGGTGGAACAGGATCATCTACCTGCTGCGCACACTGCCCGGCATCGCCATCGTGCTGGCCCGGGGCAAGCAGGTCAGCGCCACGGACGACAACGGCCAGCCGATCCAGAACAAAAGCGAGTGGAAGGTCTCGGCTCAGAAAGATCTCGGCTTCGACTCGTCGTGCTGGGTGCGCATGAAACGCAACACCGACCCGCAGGTCATCAAGGTCCGATCGCTGCGGATGCGCGTCGAGCGGAACAAACCGCTGCCGCTGCGGGACTTCAGCATCGAGGACCTGGTCTTCAACAAGCTGGGCTGCTCCGTCGAGTCCCAGCCGCGCATCATGCCCGTGCTGGTCGGCGATCTCGTACAGCCCTGGCTCGCCCGTATCGCCGGCCTGACGGACAAGAAGCTCCTTGAGGCGCTGTGGCGGGCCGTCCCAGACCCGGTGAACCGCCTGAGCCACGACGAGATCCTCACCATCCGGGCCGCCGCCGAGCAGCGTGCCGCCGAACTCGACAGCCCTCGGCGGGAGATGGGGGAGGGCCCACTGTCCGACGCCGACAAGCTCCGTGCCGCCGCCCAGCGCAAGGCCGATGAGCAGGACGCGGACGCCGAGCAGTGACCGCCCACGCTGACCTCTTGGAGAACTCCCCTATGTCCGTAGCCACCGTTGACGGCATCGCACCTTCCATCTGGGATGCCGCACACGACGTGGACGCCCGCCGCCCCCGCTCTCGTCAGACCCAGCTCGGCGCGTCCGACACCGTGTGCGGCCGACGCGCCGCCTACATCCTGCACGGCACCACACCGACCGATCACCCCGACAAGCGTGCGGCGATCCTCGGAACGTTCATTCACCACGGGCTGCTTGAGTCCGCGCGCACGGAGTACAGATGGCTGGTGGAACGCAGCGTCCAGGACAACCTGATCCGGGGGCATGTCGACGTTGTACAGCTCGACGCGGCGACTGCCGCTCGCCTGCCCGCTCGTCACAGGCCAGCGATACCCGCCGACGTCCTCACCGTGGAGGACGTGAAGACCAAATCCACGTACCTGTGGGACCGTGTTCTTCGCTACGGCGCTACGGCCGCCGAGCTACGGCAGGTCCAGCTGTACGCAGGTGCGCTGTTCGAGGTCGGGTTCGAGGACGTTCCTGGTCAGCGGTACCTGTCCCGCCTGGGGCCACTGAACATCGGCCGTATTCGGTTCCGGTTCATCAACCGGGACTCCGGCGCGGAGCACGTCCAGGAGATCGACTTCGACCCGCAGCGTGCGGCGGAGGCGCAGTGGTGGGTGGAACGTGTGCGTGAGACCGGCAATCCCGAAGAGATGCCCCGCGACTTCAACGGCCCCGGTCTGGACGCCATCTGCGACTACTGCCCGTTCCGCTCCCTGTGCTGGCCCGGGACAGCTCCGGGCGTGCCCGAGCAGGCCGCGCTCATCCGCAACGACGCCGACCGTGAACAGGCGCTCATCGACTACGTGAAGGGTCACGAACTCGCCAGCGAGGGCGACAGGACCAAGAAGTTCGCCCGCAAGAAGCTCGACCAATCCCCAGAGGGGATCTACGGCCCCAACAAGCTGTCCTGGCGCGGAGGCAACGACGAGGAGAAGGACGACGTGGAGGCGATGGTCGACCTGCATGAGGTCGCCGGAATCCCGGTCCCGATGACGCCGGACGTCAACCGCATGGTCAAGAACCTCAAGGACGCAGGACTGGCGATCCCCCGGCGGAAGACCGGCAAGAAGACGCCCGCGGTCATCAACATCGCGCCGGCCTGACCCGACTCCGATGAGTCTCAGCCCCGCCCGGGAGCGACCGGGCGGGGCACCCCGTCCTGCCGCCGTGCCTGTACCGCCCAAGGGGAACCGTGTCCATCCAACTGATGATCGCTGCGGCCTACTTGCCGCCCGACGTGCTTAGCCAGAGCCAGAAACTCGCCCTCATGAAGATCGCGGACAGCGCCGACGACGAGACGCGACTTGCGCGCCCCGGCCTTACCCGCCTCGCGGCCTGGGTCGGCGTGACCGACAAACGCGCCATCACCATCGTCACGGAGCTGATAGCCAAAGGGCTTGTCGAGCGCGTGGAGGTCGGCAAGGCGGGACGGTCGGCGGTCTACCGGATCTTCCCCCTCGGGGTACCGCCCACGCCGACCACGCCGGAGCTCAAGGAGCGACTGGAGGCGCGCAAGGCTGCTCCGAAGAACCCCAACAAAGCCCGCCCCGGAGTCACGCGGTCGGTCCCCGCAAAGCCTGCGATGACCTATCAGGACGTCGATGACCGCGAGGCCGCTCGCCGAGAGAAGGCCGAATCGTCGCAGGTCGAGGCTGGGTTCCACGCGGGGAACCCAGACGAGGAAGCAGGGTTCCACGGAGGGAACCCAGATGGGGAGGACGGCAGGGTTCCACCGGTGGAACCCGATGAGTTTCACGGGGGGAACCCACTGGGTTCCAGTGGTGGAACCCCTTCCTTTCCTGGTTCTTCCTCTGTCCTTCCTTCCCCCCCTACCCCCACGGCTGACGCCGCAGGGGAGTTCGCATCCGCTCCACCAGACGGCTCCGCCGCCGAGCGCGGGGAGCCGCCGAGGGGCTGCACGAAGCACCGAGGGCGCCCTGCTGCCTCCTGCCGTGGCTGCGGCACGAACCCGCGCGCAGGACGCCGGAGGGAGCAGGAGGAGGCCAAGGAGGAGGAACAGCGGGTACACGGGCGCTTCTGGGACGACTGGTACGAGGAAGCGGCCAGACGCCGACAGCGGGTCGAGGAGCACCCGGAAGCGGCCGATGAGGCGCGCAAGGCCGCGCGTGCGGCCGTACGAGCACAGAAGGAACGCAGCCAGCGGAAAACTTAGACCCCTGAAAGAAAAATTCGCCGGAAATATGGACATCCTCGACAATGCATATAGAATAGAACCAGAAGGAGGGGGAAGCCCCCTCTTGATCGGAAGGACGACATGGACTACCTGCCCACACTTCGCCACTGCCACAAGGGTGCGATCGTGCTCGACGGCGGCGCCGCCGCCCGCGAGCAGATCCACAGCCTCGCCGACCTCTACCGCCAGGACCCCGAGGGTGTCGGCGACCTGCTCATCCGGATCGCCGACCTGAAGGACCTGGTCGACTGCGAGCGGCACCTCGGCGGGCTGGGGTGCGCCAAGCCAGTGCGGGACGAGGTCGTCGGTGAACTCCTCGACGACATTGGCGGCGCCGAGATCCACCTCGACCACCGCGACAACCACAGGGCGCTCATGCAGGCCCGCGAACTCGCCCACCAGGCGCAGGGCATCGCCGACGTCGCCGGTCATCGCGTCGACGAGCTGGAGGCCCTGACTGCGCGAGCGCGACAGGTGCGAGAAGGGCGGCGCGCGGCGCCCCTGCTGGTGTTCGTCACCCGCCCGTGGTGAGTGCGGCCGGCGTCAATTTGCCTTGAGATAGATCCCAACTCTGTACTGTTGGCTGGCACACGACCTCTTGGAGAAGGAACTGTGAGCAACGACCTGGCGCCGCTGGCCCCGATGCCCGTGCACAACAACACCGAAGACCCGCTCTGGCTGGACCTGTGGAGCGCGTACGAGCCGGTCATCACCGCGCTGCGCCGCATCCCGCTCGTGACCAACGTCGAGTCCGGGAACGCGTTCGCCATCACCGCCGAGCTCACCGACGGCTCGCATCTGTGGATCTCCTCGGTCGAGGACCTGCCCATGGACCCGGCCGCGCTGGAGGGCTTCCACGTCAAGCGCCGCCACGATGACAACCCGAACATCGACGAGGTGCTCTACGACTCCACGGAGAGCGGAGAGCAGGCGCAACACGGCAACAACACCGTCCCGCTCATCCAGGCCATCACGGCCTTCGTCACCGAGCGGCGCCTCGCGCCACGCGTCAGCGACCTGATCTCAGTCCGGCTCCGAGGCGTGACGGCGCAGCGCCTGCCGGTGTCAAAGCTCCTCCACGGCCCTCTCACCGACAGTGGCACGGCCCTCATTGAGTACGCCAACGTCGTGCGCGCCATGGCGGCGAAGGGCTGGACGTGCGTCCACGCGCAAGGCGGTACGGACTGGCCGCTCACGGTGTGGGAGCTGAACGACGAGGTCGGCATCCTCTACCTCGCGTCCACCGGGCAGGTGATCGTCTGATGGCGGACACCGAAGCGGTCCCGCCGAATCCGGCGGAGGAGACCAGCAAGCGCCGCTGCGCCTGCGTCATCGCCCACCCGCAGGACGAGGCCGAACGAGCCCGAGCCCAGGCCGCGTTGGACAACGGACTCGCGACCAACCACGCCCACGGGGTCTTCGTCGCGTGCATGCAGCTCCTTCAACCCTGCCCGGCTCGCTACGAGGTGGTGGCGCGGTGACCGAACTGCACGCGCTGTACGCACTGCTCGTGCTCGCCCTCGGTGTCGGTGCCGGCCTCACCGTGATCGTCATCGCAGAGCTCCGCTGGGAGGCCCGCAGCCGGGACCCGCGCCGCACGACCTACGGCGAAGTCCACCGCCGCCACGCCGCCCACCGCTGAACGCGCTGCCCGGCCCGACTCCGGGCCGGGCAGCCGCAGACCTCTTGGAGAACAACCCCGTGGGAAACGACGTCTACATCCAGACCCCTGACGGCACGAGAGCCGAAGGGGACGAGAACTACTTCCGGTTCGCCTTCACCGCACTGCCGCGCACCCTCGACGCGATGAAGAACTTCGGGATGCTCGTCGAGCTGCCCGTCCCGTCATACCCGGCGCTGTCCGCCTACGGGCTGGCGGGCGTGGACCTCCAGCCCGGCACCAAGTACGACGAGAGCACGACGAACCGCGTCGCCGAATTTCGGACCGCCTACAAGGCCGTCAAGGACGCCTCCGAGACAGTGCCGACCGGCATACCCAGGTACAAGATCGACTCGAACGACGGCTTCCTCGTGACGGTCGCCGAGATCACCGCCGCCCTCGCCACCTATGACGCCCACCCGGGCGTGGCCATCGCAGAGATGCCCGTGGGTGACCCGACATGGGGGATCTGGATCGCCTTCCTGCGCCACGCGCAGGCGCACGGCGGTCTCCGCACTCACTGATCTCGGCCGTTGCCCGGCCCCGCCATAGGGGCCGGGCGCGCAGGACCTCTTGGAGAACAACTACCCACATGGCCACCTGGATTGACCTTTTGTGTGGCGCGGGCGGCAGCAGCACTGGACTTGTCGAAGCCGGGCACGAGCTGTTGCTCGGCATCAACCACTGGCGGCTGGCGATCGAGACGCACGCCGCCAACCACCCCAACTGTGAACACGCCGTCATGACGCTCAGCGACGGCTTCCCCATGCGCATGCTGCCCAAGGCCGACGCACTGTGGGCATCCGTCATCTGCACCGAGATCAGCCCCGCGGGTGGCAGGACTCGGGAGACTAACCAACTTGATCTCCTCGACCTGCTCGAAGAGGAACGCGACGAGTGGGAGTCCCTGACCAAGGACGCCTTCGAGGCGACCCGGGTAACCGCCTGGTGCGTGGTACGAGCAGCTGAAGCGAAGCGGTTCAAGGCCATCGTCGTCGAGAACGTCGTCGAATTCGGCCTGGACTGGATCCTGTTCGCGACCTGGCTCCAAGCCATGGAGCTGCTCGGATACCAGTACCAGATCGTGTGCGTCAGCAGCGCCCACGTCGGCGACGACGTCAACCTGCGCGCCCCGCAGTGGCGTGACCGGATGTACGTGGTCTTCACCCTCAAGACCATGCGCAAGCCCGACCTGGAGCCCAGGCCGCTCGCTCCCTGCGTCGACTGCGGTGAGGACGTGCACGCCGTCCAGTCGTGGACCAAGACCGATGGCCTGCGTATCGGGAAGTACCGGCGCGACTACATCTACCGCTGCCCCAACACCCGTTGCCGCCACGCCATGGTCGAGCCGTACGTACGCCCGGCCAGCGACATCATCGACTTCAGCGACCTCGGGAAGCGGATCGGCGACCGCAAGAAGCCGCTCGCCGATACCACCATGGACCGCATCCGCGCAGGCCGCCTCAAGTTCCCCTGGCGCCCGTACTCGATCTCGCTCACCCACGGCAAGGATGGCGGGGACAGGGCGTACGCCGTCGAGGACCGGCCGATGCCTGTCCGGACGGTGAAGCAGGGCGATGCCCTTCTGGTGCCGACCGGCGGCTCGTGGAACACCGATGCCGTCCCTCTGGACGTGCCGATGCGGACTCGCACCACCCGCGAGAGCGAAGCCCTGCTGACGATGGACCCGTTCATCATCGAGTACCGCAACCACGCCACCGCCAGCCCCGCGAGCGACCCGCTCAGCGTCGTCACCGCCCAGGGCAACCACCACGGCCTTGTCACGCACGCCGGCACTGTGCCCGACCGTGCGCGGAACACCCTCGTCGTGCCGTACCGCAAGGCCGCGGTGAAGACGGCCGCCGAACCCGTCCACACCCTCTCCACCCGCGACTCAGCCGCTCTGGTGCAAAACGCCCCGGACATCAACGACTGCTACTTCCGGATGCTCAAGCCCCGCGAACAGCTCGAAGGGCAGCGGTTTCCTAAGAAGTACGTCGTCTACGGCAACCAGGCAGAGCAGACCGCGCAGGCAGGCAACGCGGTCTCGGTGAATGTCGCTCGGTGGATAGGCCAGCGATTGGAGCCCGTCCTGTGACCGGATCACGAACCCTGATCGGCACCCATGTCACCTCCCACGCCCCGTGCTTCGGCGACGAGGACTTCGCCGTTGCCGACGACAGATGGAAGAACGGCATCGAACTGGTCGCCATCTGCGAACCCGTCCTCTACGTCTGCGGAGGCTGCCCCTTCCGGGCCGCCTGCATCCGGCAAGTCGTCCCAGCCAAAAGCCTGTTCACCGGCATCTGCGGCGGCCGGATCTGGCTCAACGGCGTGATCATCCACGAGCTGCCGGACGCCGACCCCAACGAGCTGCCAGTCCCGGTCATCCGCAAATCGTGCGGCACGGCCGCCGGATCGCGTGCTCACCGCCGGGCTGTAGAGCAGCAGTGCCCCCGGTGCCTGCCCTACTACCGCCCCGGACCGAACCCACTGGACGCGGAGGTGCAGGCCGCGCAGCAGCTCGAACTCCCCGACGCACCCTGACCAACCGAGAGGAAACGCAGTGAAGCACCTGACCGCAATATGCACCGGCACGCCGGACGGCTACCGGATTCGAGTTCTGGACGAGGACCACGGCGTCTACTTGGCGCACCTCTTCTTCGACTGGGACAGCTTCCGCCCGGCCAGCGCCGGTCACCGGCTGATTGAGCACGGCTACATGATCCGACCCGACGCCCGAACCCCGGACACGGTGAACGGCTGGAGAGGGGTACCGGGCCAGCCCGCAACCTGGTCTGTGCCGGTCATGCCGACGAACGAGGGCGCCCCGGAGACGCCCCCGACGGTCGCTGAACGACTCGCCGAGGCGGTCTCCCACTGGACGGAGGGGCGCCATGACCAGGCCCAGGAAATCCTGGCGGACCTCGCGCGGAACGGTACGCCCTCGCTGATGTACGGCGTCGCGACTGGACTCGCAGTCATGGCGAAGGCAGCCTTGGCGAAGCTGCAGGGACTCGATGCCGACACGGCGTTCTGGATCATTCTCACTTCCGACGGCAGCCGTCCCGAGGACATCGTCCCGCAGCCACACCTCTTCGCAGCACGCTTCATCACCGCGTTCGCCAACGGGGACACCGCGACCACGCTCGCCCTCTATGGGGCCGCCTTCACCGCGCCAGACCCCGAACTGTTCTCCCACTGCCTGGAGATGCTGCTCGCAGCGACCGGTGAGGCAGTGCGCGCCGCCACTCCGGGGGCCGATCGATGACCAGCTCTGCCAGCTACTCGCCCGACGGACTGCGCCACGACGTTGCCGACCCGGCGACATGGAGCGTCCGGATCTGCGCGGGGCGATGCGGCACGTGCATCTTCCGGCCGGGCAACCTGATGCGCTTGGAAGAGGGGCGCGTGGCAGAGATGGTCGCCAACGCCATCGCCCAGGAGGGACACATCGTCTGCCACGCCACGCTCGGCACCGATGCCCCCGCCATCTGCGCGGGCTTCGCCGCGCACTCGAACGGTCGTACCGCTTCCCTGGCCCTGCGCCTGGCCCGAGCCCGCGTCCTTCACACCGTCTGGGTTCACGTCGACACCAGAAAGGTGGAGTCGTGACCAGCATGCTCGCCCTGCTTGTCCTCCTCGCGTGGGCAGCGGGAGCCGTGATCCTGGCGGACGCCTTCCGGAGACTGCTCGCCCACGACCCGACCCTGCGACTGGTCTGCCAACTCCGGCCGGGCGCCGTCGCCTTGTACCTCGCGTTGGTCATCGTCGCGTGGCCGGCGGCGGTGGCGGCGAAGGCCCTGTCGGATCTCGTCGACCGGGGCCGCACGTGACCCATATCAAGCCCGGACGGATCTTCGTGGCCTGCGACCTGCGGGACAGCATCCGCATACGGATCGAGCAGTACAACCCGGGGGACATGCGCGCCCTGGTCACAGACGCCGCGACTGGCCGCAGGCGCCGCCTCATGCTGATCTCCGCCTTGCACACGTCGGCCTTCACCAACGCCGGCGTGCCGCGTCGGAGCGGATACGCCCCCGCCACAACAGAGTCGGCAACGCCAACAGCAGTTCCCCCGGTCGGCGTTCTGGCCGAGCAGGAACCGGACTGGTTCGAAGGGATGACAGGTCGCCAGTTCAGGGTCGCGCTGCCGCCCCGGCTGACGCTCCTGAACGCCAACCAGCGGCTCCACCACCACAAGCGTGCGGAGATCACCAGGGTGCTGCGGCGCGCGGCCTGGGCCGCCTCGCGCGCAGTGCCACACCTGGAACGGGTCCACATCATCGGCGTCCTACACCCCGAGGACAGACAGAGGAGAGACCCCGCCAACTGGTACCCCAGCTTCAAGGCGTGCATCGACGGGCTTGTGGATCAAGGCGTCCTGGACGACGACGACCACACGCGCGTCGTCGGCCCGGACATGCGCATGGGGCACGTAGTCGAGGGAGCGCGGCTCGTCCTCCACATACGCGACCTCAGCCCTGTGGACATGGCTTCTGACCTGCGGAAATAAAGCCCCTCGGTGATCAAGAAAATTCGCCGAAAATCTTGCCCCCCTCCCGAATGCATATAGAATAGAACTAGAAAGAAGGGGGAGTGGCCCCCTTCTTGAACCGTCAGGAGAGACCGTGACAGACCCCTTCAGCCCCGAGGGCATCCGCCAGCGCCTGAGTGCCGAGCAGATCGGCCCCGCCCAGGCGGACCGGCTGGCCGAGACGATCGCGGGCGCGCTGCGGCGGACCTGCAAGGAGTGGTTCCCCGGCACCGACTACGACGACTGGCGGCAGATGCTCCCCGAACCGCTGCTCGACGTCGTGATCCAACTCCTCACTTGGGATGAGGACGGTCAGATCGTGGCCGCCCACATGCCCACGGCCGCAGCCGCCTGCATCTTCCTGGATCTGCAGAACTCCGCCATCCCTGTCGGCTGACGCCGATTGCGACCCCCGCCCGGCGCCCGGTGACCACTACATCCCGGCCGCCGGGCGGACCTACACCAAGGAGCCACGGTGAGAATTTCAGACCCCTGTCCACCCGCAGATCAGCAAGTGTGCGCGGCTAAACGCCGTTTGGCGCTCGCCCTGCTCCGGCGTATCCGTGTGGAGGCGATCAAGATCGAACCCCGCATCGGGACACTCGTTGCCACCCGCCGAGACCTCGGCTACGACCTGCGGCTCCTGCACGGCACCGGCGGGCGCCTCCTTCTTCGGTATGACCTGCTCCAGCATCCGGACCCCGCCTGGGGCAAGCTCACCGCCGACTTGTCCCTCCTTGCCCAGCTCGCCGATCTAAAGACGCATCCGCCCGGCTACTACTACGTCCACCCGCTGTCCGACCCGCGTGACATCGCCGTTCCCCTTCCTGCCAACCCCCGGGGCCTCCCCCCTCGCACGATTGGACCCCTCAGGTGATCGCCACAACACCCGCCCTGCTGGTCTCCCCGAACGGCGAAGTCGAAGAACTGCTGCTCGACTCGCGGCACGCCGATCAGCTCCACGGGATCGGCTTCTACGTCCAAGCCCCGCATGCGCACCGGCTTGGCCGCCGGGCAGTCGTCCATGCCGGACATGGCGTCGGGTCGGTGAACGACGTTGCCCAGCAGGCGTGGATGAGCATCACCGGAGGAAGCCGACCGCCCCTCCTGCGCGGCCCCGTCGTGATCACCGGTGCGACCAACCACGCCGGCGACCTCACGCCCCTGCCCGAACTCAGCGCCGAGGCGATCCAGCGCGCGGCGGGTCTGCTCTCCGGGGCAACGGCCATCGACTTCAAGGTGAGCGCGGTCCAGCACCGCGGCGGCCGGAAGTATCAGTGCGACGCCTACACGGTCAAGCGGAACAAGAACACCGGCCGATGGGCCTTCGCCGTCCTCGACGGAATCGGCGACAGGCCCCAAGTCCACCGATTCGCCCGACGGTTCGCCTCTCTCATCGCCCGGGAGGCAGCCCGGCACGGCAGCCCGACTCGCGCCCTCGCGGCGGCGCGAGTGCAGGCTCGCAACGAACTGAGGTGGGACTTCGACCCCCGCACAGACCCGAGCGCCGTCGCCGTCATTGCCGTGGCCGATCACCGGTCACCCCTCATCCACGTCGCCTGGTGCGGCGACGCGCGGGCCTACCGACTGGCCCCGATCGGCATATCCCAGCTCGTCACCCACGATCACAACTACGCCCAGGCCCTGCGCAGCCGAGGGCGCACCCCCAGGCCGTACGACCGGAACTTCGTTACCTCCTGCCTGATGAACGGCGACATCGGCACGACCACCATCGAGAGAGATCACACACGCCGACTACTGCTGTGCACCGATGGCGCGTACGCGCCGCTCGAAGAACGAGGTCAAGACGTCGGCGGCATCCTCGACCTAGTCGACGACGCGAAGGACGCGGCCGCCCTGGTCGTCGACGACGCGATAGCCGCCAGTGCGGACGAGTTCGCCGACAACGCCACCGCACTCGTCGTGGACATCGCTCAAGCCTGACCCTCCCCCTTTGTCTGTCCGAGAAGTGGCCGCCCCCAACCAGAATGCATATAGAAAAGAAGCATTCGGGGGCGGCTCGCATACCAACCGGAGGCACCCATGTCCGCCCGCCCCTCAATACCGACGCTCAACACGCCAGAACACCACTTCGGCGCCATGTTCCTGATCCTCATGACCCGCTCGCCGGACGACGAGACGCTGCGCGCTGCCCTGCGACTCGCCGAAAACGCCGCCGTCGCGGCCTGGGCCCTGCGCCCGGAGGAACTGATCACCCTCACCGTCGAGCAGTACCGGCAGCTCCTCGACTACATCGCCGCCTCCGAGGTCTTCGACCTGGCCCTGTTCCTGGGCGGCGACAGGAAGCAGATCCGGACCCTCATGGACTACATCGCCGGAGTGATGGCGGAAGTCCACGCGCGCTACCCCTCCCCGAACCCCCAGCCATGACAAGCCTGTTGGCCCCCGCAATACCCCGAAGGAGAACCGTGACCAGTCCACCCGACCCGCAGTGGTGGGTCATCTACCACGAACCGACCCCCGCCGAGATGGCGATCACCGCTGTCGAGCCCCCTCCCGGCGACGACGCTGCCCACGACAAACGGTGCGCCGAACTGGAGGCATCTGGCCAGTGCGCCTATGTCGTTGCCGCGATTGACCAAGACGCGGCCGCAGAGATCGCCGGCCGGATCTGGGCCGAAGAACTCGTCGCCAACCCGGCACGCCATGCCACCGCAGAGGCGTACCTCGCCGCCAACCGGCGGCCCAACTAACCCCATTGGAGAACGACATGAACCCCGACATGCTGAAAGACCTGTGCGCGAACGTCGTGAGCCGCTTGAGCCTCCGCCCCACCACGGTCGAGGCCGCGCTACTGGTCACCCTTCACCACTTCAGCGGTGAATCCCGCAACCCCGCCGTCGCCCACATCGGACTCACGCCCGATCAGTACGTCCTGCGGTCCCTCTCGACTCCCCGATTCGAGGCCACCCTCGCGAGTGCCGCCCTCAATGCCGAAGGCCGAGAAGCCGACGCCCGCCTGAACTGGGAGGCGTTCGTGCAACGGGAGCAGGAAGCAGCCAGGCTTGCCCACGAGACCATAGCGAACACGGCTCTCCTCGCCGACATCGACGCTATCTACCGCATCGGTCGTCAGCTCGGCCTCTGCGATGAATGCACGGACCAGGTCGTTTCAGGCGTCGTGCTCACCCTGGCTCTCGGATACCCCTACCGCCTCGCTGATCAACAGCACCTCAGCCTCACGGACCTTCTCGCCCAGGTCACCACCGAGGGACTGACCGAGTTGTTGCGGCACGCCGCGCACTCGGCGACGGGGCGCACGGAAGAAGCCGCCGCCACGCTCCGGCGCATGCCGCGCGCAGCGCGCTGACCTCCACCCCGTGGCGGCCCACGGGCCGCCACGATCGAATCGAATCCAGGAGACAGCATGAGCCAACTCGACCTGTTCGCCGACGCTGGCGAGTCCGAAGAACAGCGCGCCCCAGCCGCCCCCGCGGCACCGCCCCGCAGATTCCTCACCGATCTGCCACCAGCGCCCCAACCCGTCACGATCGCCACCCAGTCCCGCCCCGCGCTCGCCGCGGTCAAGCGCACGCTGGGCCACTACCGCCCCTCACAGAGGAACCCGCACGCCCACGCCTTCGACTTGGCGGAAGCCGTCAGCTACGCCTGGCACCAGGCGCACGGGGGGAGCAGCATCGAAATCCCCATCGGTACGGTCGCCGCGCTCGCCCTGTGGCCCCTACGCGGCTTGGACGCATACCTTGCCGCCGACTGGTGGCTCAGTCTCGGCGACACCGAGCTGCTGGCCGCGTTCCGCGAGTGCTGGGCCCGCATGTGGATCATGCGACCCGACCTCATCGACCGGGCTACGCCCCTACACAAGTGGGTCGACGACGAAAAGCCTGCCGCTCGGCGAGCCGCTGCCATACGAGCCGTCGTCGAGGCCGCGCTCACCAACGGGCTCCTGCACCTGACCGCAAGCGATGACCCGGATCTCCGCTCCACCACCGACGTGATCGGAACCCTGCTTGCCGTCATGCGCTCCGAAGGTGCTCACGATGCACTCGCGGAGATCCACACGCCGCCGGAGGTCGCCTACCTGATGGCCAGGATGCTGCTCGACGACATGCCACTTGAGCCGGGCATGAAGTTCGACGAGCCTGCGGGCGGGACCGGTGGCATGTACCGCGCTGCCGTACAGGTCATGCGCGAACGCGGCATCGACCCGCACCAGTTCGGGTGGTCGCTGACGGATATCGACCCCCTTGCGGCGGCGGGCGCGGCCGTCAACGCGATCCTCTGGGACCTCGGCCCGCACGTACTCATCGGGTGCGGCGACACCCTGCACGAAGGCAACGTGCCCGCCAGGGCCGCCCGGGAGGCGCTGGAGTCCCTGGAACGGCGCGATCGACTGCACTCGCAGGCGGTCTTCCTCGCGGCCATCAAGAAGGTCGAAGCTCTGGTACGCGATGTAGCAGCCTGACCTGCGGAAATTATTTTATTCGATCTTGAACTCCCCTCTCGATGCATATAGAATAGAACTAAAAGGAGAGGGGAGTCATGGACGAGCCGCCGTTCACATTCCCGTACTGCCGCAACCACGACGTCCGGTGCCAGGAGCCGGGCTGCGACGCCTGCGCATGCGACCACTGCTTCGACTGCGGGGCCTGCCCCACCGAGGCGTGCGATCACGACGCCTAGCGGTCGGCCGACCACCACGTCCACAACACATCACGACTGGAGCGCAGATGACCTACAAGAAGGGCGACCGTATCGCCCTCGTACACACCACCGACTCGCACACCGGGCTCAAGCCCGGCGACGAAGGCACCGTCCACCGGTTCGACGCCAGCCTCTCCATCCTCTCCGTGGATTGGGACAGCGGCTCTACCCTCTCGATGCTCCTCGACGACGGTGACGAAGTACGCCCCGCATAG